TTGATAAACTGATAAATCAGCTTACAAGGCTGTCAACATCACTTGCAACTGTGAATGGTTCATCACTAAGCAGCCTTGCAAATGGTGTTAGTCAGTTAGGTTCTGCTATGCAGAATATGAACGCAGGGACAGCAGATTTTACAAGGCTTGCTAAGAACATCACAAAGATAGGTTCTGTTGATTCGGTTGCACTAACTAACACAGCTACATCACTTCAAGCTGTCACAAAGGCAGTTGCAAGCATATCAGCTATTCCGCAAAATGCAACACAGGTCACAGAATTTGCAAAGTCACTTGGTAAGCTAGGCAGTAAGAGTATAGAAAACGCCGTTGTAAACATTCCAAAGCTAGGCAATGCTTTAAATGGCTTAATGACAACGCTATCAAGAGCACCAACAGTAAGTCAAAATGTTATTCAAATGACTAACGCATTGGCTAATCTTGCTAGTCAAGGTAGCAAGGTGGGTACTTCTTCAAACTCACTTCAAAAGTCGCTGTATGGCGTTTCTACAAGCACTAGGACAGCAACTAAAAGCAGTTGGAACTTGGCAAGTGCAATAGGCAAGTTTTATGCCACTTATTTTATGGTAATTCGTGGCAGTAAGAAACTTATAGAAGCCATCAAGTCAACAACAGATTACATTGAAGCTTTCAACTATCAAGCGGTTGCGTTTGGCAAGATTGGCTCGGAGTGGAATAAAGATTACGAAAAGTACGGATATGATAACGCAACAGCATATGCAGAGAGCTTCCAAAGTAGAGTAAATGATACTCTCGGAAAGCTGTCTGGTTTAAAAGTCAATGTTCAAGGTGGCTTACTTGAAGAAAGTGGAGCAAAGAACTTAGGACTTAACATACAAGAGATAACACAGTACGCTTCACAGTTAGCTTCTGTCACTAACTCATTAGGACAGACAGGCGAAGCAACAACGGCAATAACAAAGTCAATGACAATGCTTGCAGGCGATATAAGTTCACTTTTTAATGTGGACTATAAAACGGTTGCACAGAACTTACAAAGCGGCTTAATCGGTCAATCAAGGGCATTGTATAAGTATGGTATTGATATTACCAATGCTACATTAGCGACATATGCTTATAACTTAGGCATATCTAAGTCTGTATCAGAAATGACACAAATGGAAAAACAGCAGTTAAGAGTGTTGGCAATATTAGACCAGAGTAAAGTATCTTGGGGTGATTTAGCCAATACGATTAACAGCCCATCAAATATGTTACGCCAGTTCAGTAACAATATGAAAGAGGTAGGAATGGTAGCAGGACAGCTATTTATTCCAATTCTTTCAAAGGTTATGCCAGTAGTAAACGGAGTAGCTATTGCAATCAAAAGATTATTAGTCAACCTTGCTTCTTTAATGGGCGTTAAGATTGACTTTGAGAGCTTCGGACAAAGTGGCTATAAAGATACATCAGACGGCTTAGAAGATATTTCAGACGGCTATCAAGATGTGGCTGATTCAGCTAAGAAAGCTACATTATCCCTTATGGGATTTGATGAAATAAATAAATTACAAGACGATACAAGCTCAAGCAAAGGCTCAAGCGGTGGTGGCGGTAGCACTATTGATTTGACAGACGATATTGCTAAGGCAGCGGCAGAATATGAAGCAGCTTGGAATAAAGCATTTGCCAATATGGAAAATTCGGCGGTTGCTTGGGCTGATAAGATAGAGAAAGCACTTGAACCTGTTAGGAAGATATTTAAAGACTTTGCAATTGGGGATTTCTATGCAGCAGGACAAGATACATCTAACCTTGTGGCAGGAATTTTTAATTGGTTCGCAAAGGCTATAGATGATGTTCCTTGGTATACAATTGGACATAATATAGGAGAGTATTTAGCTGGACTTAATTGGCTTGAAATATTTTCAAGCCTTGGCAATGTGTTATGGCAAGCCATTAAAGCAGCTATCGAATTATGGAGTGGTTCATTTACGGCAGCACCAATCGAAACAACCTTAATAACGGCTATAGCAGCATTAAAATTTACAGGCTTAGGAAGTGTTTTGAAAAAGAAACTTGTTACAGTAATAGGGACAAGTATTAAAGGTGCTTTAAAATCATTCGGAACAGGCAGTATAATATCAGGAATAGGTGGATTACTTACAACAGATATAGGCACTATTATAGGAGCAGGAACAGCAACAGAAATAGGCTTAACTATAGGTGCTGGAATAGTAGGTGGAATAGTAGCTGCTATTGCTGGATTTAATTTAGGCAATTGGCTCAATGAAAAATTAACAGGTGAGAAAATAGATATGTCAATGTTCGACCAATTAGCATATCTTATAAAAGCACCATTTGAAGATTTACCTAGCTTTATTGACGGAGTGATAGAAACTATCACATTCGGGCATAAAGATGATATAGCAAATTGGTGGACTGCAAGTGTTGCGCCGTGGTTTACTAAGGAAAAATGGGGAGAACTGGGAGACAATATAAAAACATCTTTAAGTGAAAAATGGAACAGTTTTTCAGATTGGTGGAGCAATACAGCTATTGTTAGCTGGTGGAATAATAATGTTGCACCGTGGTTTAAAAAAGATACATGGGTTGACGCTGTTGACGGAATGAAATTAGGAATACAAGAAAAATGGGATTCAATCGTTGGTTGGTGGAACAGTCTTGCAATTGTTTCTTGGTGGAGCAATGATGTGAAACCGTGGTTTACTAAGGAGAAATGGGAAAGCTTGGCTGACGGAATTAAAAAAGGCATTCAAGGGAAGTGGGATGATGTTGTAGATTGGTGGGATAGCAAACCAGCACTTCAACGCATTTCTGTGGCTATCGAAGATTTTAAAACTAAGATACAGAACGCTTGGAACAGCTTTAAGCAGTGGTGGAATGATTTAGGACTTGAGTTTCCGCATATTGATACACCACACTTTAAGATTGACGGAGAATTTAGTCTTGCACCGCCTAAAGTGCCAAAAGTCAGTATTGATTGGTACGCAAACGGCGGATTCCCAGACAAAGGACAGTTGTTCGTTGCTAATGAAGTTGGACCCGAAATGGTTGGTACTATGGACGGAAGAACAGCAGTAGCCAATCAGCAGGAAATTACAATAGGTATTGCCAATGCAGTTTATCCGGCCGTTTACAATGCAGTTGTAGCAGCTATGTCAGAAGCTAACAACAATGTAAACATAACATTACAAGGTGACGCAGATAAGCTGTTTACAATGGTACAAGATAAAGCTAATAACTATACTAATATGACAGGTCAAGCAGCCTTTCCATATTGATAAGATAAATGTATTGTGTTATTCTTTTGCTATATAAAAAGCAAAGGGGTAATGCAATATGGGAGATAAAAAACAGAAAAAGAAAGACAGTAAACTCAGCATAGCGGCGGCAATCACAGCACTATTTATATTCACAATTCCAATAGGCTTTATATTGGCTATTGTAGATTTAATTAAAAGTAAAGGCAACAAGTCACAAAGGCACTTAGGCTCTTACTTTGCAATAGTATCGTTTGTGCTATTTCTGATAGTCGCTTTCAGCAACGGAAGTGGTAACAGCAGTAACAATGCCAATGCTACGAAACAAACCATTGCAATACAGCAAGATACAGACACGGCAAGATATAATGATACAACGCTTAAATATCTTAAGCATGATGTAATTACAGATAGCAATGGCAGAGAAGTTCTTGCCGTTTATTTTGACTTTGCAAACAATTCAGAAGATAACACAGCCTTTGCATATAATTATAATGTTACATGCTTTCAGAACGGCAAAGAACTCGACTATCCGTTAGTTAGTTTTGACATTGACGAATACAATAATATTGCAAGAGAATTACAGACAGGTACAAATATTACAGTTGCAAGGATATATATACTAGAAGATAAAAGTAATGTTGATTTAGAAGTAACGTCACTGGGAGATGATAAAAAACTTATGAAATTAACATTAGAATTACAGTAGAGGAAATATGTATGTCAGTGAAAAAAGAACTAAACGAAATGCTAGAAGCAATAGGGGTGAAGAAGAAACAGCAACCACAAATTCAACACCCACTAAATCCTAACTTTAAAGGTGTATACAGAGCAACAGAAAACGGCTTAGTTGAAGTATATTGTCCAAGATGTAGCAGTTGGGACTGTTCTCACACGCAGATTACAACAACTGTACCACAGAAAACTAAGACAAGATATACTGTTAATCTGAATCCTTTAAGACCGTTTACACTGGTTAATAAGAAAGAGAAGATTAAGCAACAGGGCGGAACTTATTCACAACATAGGTTTGTGTGTAACAGATGTGGGCTGATTTTTTGGTAAACAAAAGGCTGTCAGCCCGACAACTGACAGCCAAAAGTAACAATACCGCTTAAACAAGCAGTACAGATATTATATAACACTAATTGAATTAACGCAATAGAAATATTAAGGAATGTATCAGAAATGGTGCATTCCTTTTTTAATGCCTTGAAAGGGGTGGTTTGATTGATTGACGCAGTTGTGATTGAGGGGGTTAGATTCCCAGTAGCATATAACGGCTACACATACAGTAGGAATAAAATATGGTCTAAAAATACAGGAAGAAACGATTATGGAGAAATGGTAGGTACAATCGTGGATATCAAAGACAAAGTAGAGCTTCAATTACCACCACTAACAGGTGAGCAAGCACTATTGCTTGATAATGTAGTAAGCGACGTAGATAACCCATTTCCAACGGCACAAGTCTTATTCTTAGGTGGCACGCAAAAGGAAATGACAATATACACAGGAGATGTGACATATCCGTACCTTACAAGGGCAAAGAATGAGGACGGACTTATAGTCGGAGCAAAATTGAGTTTAATTCAGAAATAAAGGAGAGTTCCACATGAAACTTAAAACAAGTGAGTTAATAGACAGATTTCAGAGCTTAAGTAACATATCGCACGACAAGACTACAGGCAGAATTGCTATGGCTGTCATGTGCAATATTAAGGCATTAGAAGAGCTGTACAAGGCAACATTACAGACCATAGAAGATACTAAGGTTAAGTATGCAGATAAGGACGACAGCGGCAATCCAGTTATCAATGATAATCAATATCAGATTGCATCAGAGAACTTAAAGAAGTTACAGGAAGAATTACAGGAAATCAATGAGCAGGAGATTGAAGCACCTGACATGACAATGCTTCCTATGGACGCATTCGATAAATGCGAAGAAATTACACCAGCTAAATTATACTCAATTGAGTTTATGATAAGCCATTAATTAATCAATAAAGGCGGTGTAGAATGAAGATATTAGACACAGCTATGACGGAAATTGTTAAGGGAAATAGTGCAAGATACTATTCCAAGTATGTTGTTGATGGAAAAGAACATACTGAAACACTTAACAATTTCAAGTTTCAAAACATGATAAATCCCAACAGCGAAATTACGATAGGTAACACTTGCAGTAGCAGTGTTACCTTTTCTATTTATATGCCAGCAATAAGCCTTGAAAATAAGGAGATTACCATATTTGAGGGTGTTAAGGTTGGCACAGAAATTAAGTATATTAAGTTGGGAATATTCACCGTTACTAAGCAGACAAGTGACGGAGAATACACAAGCTACGAAGCATACGACAGAATGTATAAGGCCGACATGCCTTACTTCTCGGATATGGCATTTCCTAGCACAGATAAAGCTATTCTTAATGAGATATGTGGCAAGTTAGGGATATCTTTAGCAACAAATATAGTTACAGCACATACTATCAGCGACAAGCCACAAGGATATACCTATAGAGAAATTATCGGTTATATGGCTATGCTACAAGGCTGTAATGCGGTAATTAACTCTGACGGAAACCTTGAATTAAGGTGGTATAAAGATAGTGGATATGTACTTGACGGACATAAGTATTATCAGCAAGGCGTTACATTCACAACGAGTAAAGATTTTATTATACAGAAGCTGACTTGCAACAATACCAAAAGCGGTTCTACAGAACAAAGTCAGATTACTTCTGGTGACGGAGCGACAGGACTTAGTTTTGCTAATCCGTTTATGACGCAAGCAATTCTTGATGAAGTCTATAAAAAGATAGGCGGTTTTACATTTAGACCGCTTACAGTTAAGTTTGTCGGTGATTACCGACTAGAAGTTGGTGACATTATAACTGTCAACAAAGGTGGCGTTGATTACAAAGTACCTATAATGCAGATTATACACGAATGCGACGGCGGCTTAATGGATACTGTTACATCTATAGGTCAATCTGACGCGGAGAATACAAGTGTTGCTTCTGGTCCTATTACTAAGCAGATGGAACGGTACTATGCCGACTTGATACTTGTAAATAAAGCACTTATCAATAAGCTATCTGTTGATGAAGCTGATATCAGATACGCAAGCATTGAAACCTTAAAAGCTGTTAATGCTGATATTGATAACCTTAAAACAAATAAACTAGATGCAACATATGCAGATATCATTAATGCTAATGTGGAAAGCCTTAAGGCTGTTAATGCGGACATTGCAAATCTTAAAGTAGATTATGAGAAAGTTGGCATACTTGACGCAAGTGTAGCTGATATCAAGACATTAATATTCGGTTCAGCAACAGGAACAACAATAACAACGGATTTCTCTAATTCTGTTATTGCTGTTTTGGGAGAAGCGCAGATTAAGTCAGCAATGATTGATAGTCTTGACGCAAGCAAAATCACAGCACTTGACATTAATACTACTAATGTACTTGTTCACAGCGAAGATGGCAAGTCACAGTGGAAAGACAATACAATTCAAATATCTGACAGCAATAGGGTTAGGGTTCAGATAGGCAAAGACGCTAATTCAGATTACAACATGTATATCTGGGATAAATCAGGCAATTTGATGTTTGACGCTATTGGATTAACAGACAAAGGTATTCAACGACAAGTTATCCGTGATGATATGGTTAAGGATAATGCTGATATTGCCGCAAGCAAGTTAAATATAGAATCGCTGTTCAATGTTATCAACAATGATGGTTCACACACGTTTAATTCAACGAAGATATATGTTGATAGTGAACAGCAAACCCTTGATAGCGTATTCAAGAGTATTCAGACAACAGTTGGTGGCAATTCTATATTGTGGGGTTCAGCCATTAAGCAATCCAAAGATTTCATTGACCAGAAGCTATGGTGGACTGATATTCGTAATGGAGAATCCATCGAAAGCAAATTTAATACAGTTACAAGTACGCTTGATAGCTTCGGTGTGCAAATAGGAGATGTTTACAAGCAACTCAACGATGATTTCAAGGTATATCAGGTGACATACGAGCCGACTAAGGATAATTATCCAGCTAATGAGTGGAGTGTACCTATATATCCAAGCGATGATAGATACCCTAGTGATAGCACATGGGAATACACAGAAGCAGAATATGATAATTATGTAGGCATTATAGCGTATTGGGAAGCACAGAACAGAGCGTGGCGTTGGATTAAAAAAATAGACGGAACGCACGGTTGGAAAGAAATATCTTCAACCGAAATCGCTTATCTTCTTAATCAAAATGCCGCGTTAAAGGTGAACCTTAATACAATCAGCTCTGAATTAAGTAAGACACAGATTGATATAAGAGACAATTATAGCACCACTGTACAAGTTAATAATGCTATTACACAGGCAATAACCAAGGAAAGCAATAGTATAAAGTTGGAAGTCTCTAATAATTACGCTACAAAGAAGAGCCTTGAAGGTTATGCTACAACAGCAAGTCTTGACCTTTATATTAAGAAAGACCCGACAAGCGGTGAGCTTAAATCTGCAATCGAAGCGATAGCAGATGATATAACACTTAATGCAAGCGGAACAATTAATATTAGTGGTAATAAGTCTGTTAATATCAATGGTAATCTGTTCACACTTACATCTACTAATACAACTATTTCAGCAGATGGAAGAGCAACATTTAAGGCTGGAACAATAGGAAATTGGAGCATTGAGCAAAATAAGTTATCATCAACAGTTCAAGTATATATTCCACCAGACATCAATGTGATTAATACAATAAGTGGTGCAATTAAAGCAGAGACAACAAGCAGTTTGAGTAAAAGCCTGTATGATTTCAATGGAGATGGAACAATTGACTTATTTGACTTTGCCAAAGCTAAAAGATTTTACTTAGGATTAGAGACATATAATAATACGACATCAGCAATTGCACAACTGTCAAATGTAACTGCCAATATAGACCCTGCTGATTTAGATAAAGTAATTAATATATCTGGTACAGATATGTGGGGTACGAAAAGAGAGACATATATTGGAATTAATGGCTTAAAAACGGACAGCGTTAAATCCAGAGACGCATATTTATCTTATATGACAATTGATGGTGGAAATAGCAATTATTCAACGGACAGTGATTACGCACTGAACGCACAATCTATCAAATCAAATGAGATATATGCAAATGAACTAAAAGTGGCTTCGTCAGTGCTTATGATGTGTCCGACATCTAATATACAAATATATAATAATCCGCGAGATATGTATGGCAATCCAGTATTGTGTATGGATAACCCAATATCATTTACATGGAGTGATAGAATACTAAGGATATATGTAGACAATACAGTGGTAGCTTCATGGGACTGGGATTCAGGTACATGGAGCAATTAGAAAGAGAGGTAAGAATATGTTAAGTATAACGAAAACAACAAATTTAAGCGGAACATCTGTGATTAATGGTCAATCAGCTATGACAATGTATGCGGCTGTACCAGAAACTGGTTCATTGACAATTAGTCAGACAATTACTAACAAGGAATTATACCTTGCGAATCAGACACAATGCGATACTGATTATGAGAATTTTAAATCGGAAGTCAATAAGCTATTAAAGAATGAACAGCAGACAGTCGGTTCAGATACAGCAGATACAATAACAGAGTAAATCATCAGAGAGTGTGGGTTTAAACCTGCACTCTTATTTTTAGGAGGTAAATTATGAGCTTAACAGGATTTCTTTCGTACAGCCGTGTAAATTGGCAACAATCGCCAAGTAAAAGTACTCCGCTTAGTGCGGCGAACTTAAATGTAATGGACGCAGGAATTAAGAATAACAACGACATGATTAGTAATATTCGTGACGAGATTACACAATTAAACAGCAATATTGACGTTAAAAACTCTTTTTGCAAAAATATTGCAAGTGTAGATGGTACTTTGGAAGGTTATGGCTACAATTATTGCTATTATAATAAATCTACCAAAACAGGGATTTTATATTATGCATCAAAAATCGAAACACCAGATTCTGCGCAGAATAATTTTACAGGATATTATAACATAGAAACAGTTCTTGAAAATATGGGTATTAGCTTTAGTAAGATATTAGAAAGCAATTATACTCCTTATGATGCCACAGGTGTAGTTCGAGCAAAGTTGATAGGCTATGGAACAACATTGTTATATAGCTCTGCAAGTCAGCATTATGCTTTTGCTCGATATTATACAAAAGATGGTAATAAAGGAGCATGGGCTACAAGCGAATTCCAAAAGGGTGATTATATTACAGGCTCACTTATATTTAGTTAGGTTTTGGATACTGCCCTAGTAATTGCACCGTTGTATTTAATATTATCACTGTTTAGTTGTAGAATGAAAATAAGACATAAGGTATTGACAAAAATTACAAAAGAAGATGTAAGGTATTTCCTTATCGAACATGACGAACTGCAAGAAGCAATTCACAAGGTTGGCAGTGCCACATAACATTAACAATATAATATTCGCAAAAAAGCACCTTAGTGGAAACACTGGGGTGCTTTTTTGATACACATTTTTCTAAATTTAGGAGGTAAATTTATGAGTAAATTATTCGGAATTGACACATCAAGGTGGCAGGGAAACTTTGATTTTATAGGCGCAAAGGAAAATGAGGGTGTAGACTTTGCCATTATCAAGGCAGGCGGTGCTGATGATGGCTTGTACGAAGATAGAGAATTTGAAAACAGTTACAATAAGTTGGAAAGTGCAGGAATCCACAAAGGAGCCTATTTCTTTGGTAACGCATTAAGCAATGATGAAGCTGTAAATGAAGCCCGATATTTTGCACAGCTTTTAGCAGGCAAATCATTTTGTTATCCAGTGTTTTATGATGTTGAAGCAGGCATGGTTACTGGCAACGACCTTACAGACATTATTATGGCGTTTCTTGATGAAATGAGAAATGCAGGATATAAGAATGTCGGCTTATACTCATATGAGAACTGTGTTAACAATTATGTAGACATTTCAAGAGTAAAAGAAGCTGGTTATGCCATTTGGGTAGCAAAGTATTCAGATGCAGAACCTAGAATTGCCGTTGATTATGATATGTGGCAGTTCGGTGGAAGTGTTAATTATCTTAGAGACGCACAGATTAACGGGCAGACAGTAGACCAGAACTATTGCTACACTGATTATTGCACAGACCATATCGTTGAAGAAATCACAGTACCAGACTATGAGCCAGTGCCAGACACTAAGTATCATAAAGGCGATACAGTTAAGGTTATTAACGCTATTCAGTATGATAATAGTGAGCCATTCAGCACTTACTATGATGAGTACAGCGTTTTATCAGCTAATGGCAGAAGAGTTGTTATCGGTGTTGATGGCGTAACTACTGCTGCTATTGACGAGGATAACATCAGCCTTGTTAAGTGCATTTATGACAATGACAATGATATCAACACAGATACAGTAAACCGCGGCGACGGCAAGAAAGTCAGAGTACTTGATAACATTGATTATGACGGCGTAAGATTCGCGACATATTATGATGAATATGATGTAATTGAAGAGAGTGGAGACAGAATTGTTATAGGTATCGGCACAACAATCACAGCCGCTGTCAATATTGCTAATCTTGAATTTGTCGGCGGTGCAAGTTCTGATGATGCGCCTACAGATATCCCATTCAGTGAAGATATTGAAGAGGGCAGTACTGTAAGATTTGTCGGCGATACTGATTATGATGGCACACCTATTAAGGCTTGGTATGACGAGTATACAGTATCAGAAAGAAGTGGAGACAGGGTTGTACTTGTGCATGACGGAGAATTATTCGCAGCGGTCAATGTAACTGATTGTGAATTAGTCTAACCTTAATAAAAATACCGGGAGTGCAATGCTCCCGGTAATATTTTAATTATTCAAATCTATCATAACAGCCATAACAGCAGGAATGGTTGTTATAGTTCCGTTTGTTTTCTTAAATTCCATACCGCCCTCAAGGAGTGTTCCGTACATTGTCACATTATCGCCAACAAGCAAATTATAGTCAAAATTGTCTCTATAATATGTCAAAACAACAGTATCATCATTATTGCCATCAACAGCTAAATAATAGCAAGCAATATATTCACTGGATTCTTCACCAGTATGCGTATTTCCGTCTTTATCTTCGACCTCCCCATCATATTTTAATTCTGCTACAATATTACCTGTCAGCTTGAATTCTTTGTCAATATACTTATTAGGCGTACGCTTGAGCATTTCAACAGTTATATCATCAGGGTATACACTCTTGTCTCTTGACAATAATGTTTCTTGTTCTGTCTGGACTTCACTGGTACTTTCAACATTACTATCAGAAGCACCATTCTGACACGCTACAAGGCTTAATAAGCACATAACAAGCATAATACTTACAATTCTCTTTTTCATAGGCAAATCCCCCTTAAATTTAATTTTACTAATCATATCACAATATGCATAATTTGTCGAATGTTGTCGAAACTTGCGATATCTTTAAGTTGATTTTTACATTATCAGTATTTATAATAATAATTGTCCGAGAGAGTTCGGGCAGAATCTTCAAGTTTCGGCTAGGTGGCACTGTTTGATTGGCGTTGGCAGTGTCACCGCTGAAAACTGTTAATCTACTGGGGGTAGGTTGACATGCAAGAACAGATGTTCTATAATAACCTCATTATTGTAGTCAAGGGAGGGGATATAAAATGAATATGGAGGAACGCAAAAATGAAATTTACAGCTTGATAAAAGAGGTTAATGATGAAGATGTAGTGGAATACATCTTCAAAATTGTAAAAGACATAACAAAAACTGGCACAACCTAACGACTGTACCAGCAGTACACACAGAAAAGTAAAAGAGCATTGCAATTTGAATCGTAAAGTGTTTTAATTAAAGTTCATCATAGGCAAGTAAACCAAGTTTTGTCACAGTTACATCTTCAAGAGTTTGAATGATATAACCTTTGCGATTGAGTTCTTTCATAAACGGCAACATCGAAACCATATCAATGCCAAGACTATTGGCGATGTCAGCATAATCAGTGTTGCCGTTTTTATTCCTTTTCTCTACTATGGCTCTTAAAAAATCTTTCGATTCAATCATTTATTACTACTCTCCTTTAAATAAATTAATTAAACCGAGAACATACTTTTGCTGTTCGTCACTTAACTCAAAAAATGTTTTTAACGAGTGTAATAATTTTTTGTCATTTCTGACTTTAATCCACAAATCAGCTTGTTCAGACAAAATAAGCTGTTCTTCTTCGCCAGTTCTTAAATATTCGGCTGATACACCTAAATATTCAGCAATTTTTCCCAACCTATCATCTGGTAATGTGCCTTTACGCAACTGACCTATATATCCGTTAGCAAAACCACATTCTAATTCTAATTTATGTATTGAAATCTTCCTTTGCTTGCATAGGTCTTTTACTCTTTCTACTGTGTTCATTTGCATTTTCCTCCATTTTTTAGAGTTTCACCTAAAAAAGGTGTTGACAAATTAGAGAACACTCTATATAATAAGTTTAAAGGTTAGGGAAAAGCCTAAAAATAAACTTAAAGGGAAGTGTTCTCAAAATATGTTTCTCGACAATTCATATATTAGAACTTTCTCTAAAGATTGTCAAGCTTTTCTCTAAATCTTTATCAAATAAAGAAAGGAGAAGTCTATGTTTTATCAAAATGTTGTTGCTTATTGCGAAGAAAATAATTTGTCAATACACGCATTTGAAAAAAAATGCGGTCTTGGCAACGGGGTTGTAGGCAGATGGAAAGATAATAATTCTTTACCAGCATTAACTACAGTGCAAAAAATTGCAGAAGCAACAAGAATCCCAGTTGAAAAATGGATTAAGTAAAAAGAGGCAACAATGAAAGACTTTGTGATGCTGCATTGATAACATTAATAATCGCTGTTGTTCTTGCGGTATTAAATTTTTCACTTACGATACTGGACTTATTATTTTGATAATAAGCAGAAAGGAGTAAGAATAGAGAACATTTCTTCAATCCCTAATAGAATAAGAGGATTATAGCACAAAGTACAAACAGATTAGAATTTTTGATATTGATGCAATAGAAAAGTGATGGTAGCGGTAAATAGTTGCAAACTTTTATTCAAACATCATTGGTTCTTTTCGACAGGGATAGCGCCCTGTTCGTATCAAGTGTGAATTACCTACCAATTGGAAAGTGTCTACCATCACCTTTCTATTGTATCAATAAATATAAAGTTCTACAAGTTACAGCAGATAGGAATGAGCAGAATTGCTCAAATGCACCTTAAAAGGTCAAAATATATCACACATTATTTAGAAAGGAATGTTTATGGAGCTACAGATTTTTAGCAATTCAGAGTTTGGAGAAATCCGAACCATTACTAAAGATGATGAACCTATGTTTTGCTTGGCTGATGTATGCAAGGCATTGGAACTTACACAGCCGTCAAAGGTTAAAGAGAGGTTGAACCCAAAGGGTGTGAACAGTATTCCTACCCTTACAAAAGGTGGAGAACAAAAGCTGTTATACATTAACGAGAGCAATCTTTACAAGACAATCTTTCAGAGCAGAAAAGAGAGTGCAGAAAGATTTACAGAATGGGTTACATCAGAAGTCCTTCCATCAATCAGAAAGACAGGAAGTTACAGTAAGCCTTTGACAACATCTGAACAGATTAGATTATTGGCACAGGGCAACACAGAACTTACAGAGAGAGTTGATAAGGTTGAAGATAAGATAACCAGTATCGAAGAAGAAACTCCGCTTTACGGCTGTGAGATTGAAGAAGCGCAGAAACATGTTAGAAAGAAAGGAATTGAAGTACTTGGCGGAAAGGACAGCAATGCGTACAAAGACGGTGGTATTCGCGGTTCAGTATATTCTGATATATACAAGCAGTTAAAACGCGAATTCGGGTGCGTGGCGACATACAAGAGTATTAAAAGAAAATACTTGGCTGATGTACACGAATTCATAGACACCTATTTGTTACCAATAGCACTTGCCGAGGTGGTACATGATACAAACATGTAGGAGAAGATATGAAAGAAAAGATAATTAACATATTTGCAACACTGGCAGGAATCAGCCTTATAGCGTTGATTCTAAGACCAGTACAACCACAAGCTAAGATTAATCAGCAGAGTGCAGTGTTAAGTGAATGCTACAACTCACATGTTGATTATAAGGTTGAAACTGGAGAGATAAGTGTTGATGAATATGAGTTATCGCTCATGGCACATTTGCTGATGGGTGAATGCGGAGCGACATGCAACGATGATGAAATGCTATATCTTGCAGGAGCCGTTGTTTTGAACCGAGTACAGAGTGAGTATTTTCCTAACAGCATTGAAGAAGTTATCTATCAATCAGGACAATATCAATGTACAGAACTTAAAAACAGTGGATTCTACAAAGAACCAACAGAAAGATGTTGGAGAATAGCAGAAGAATTATTAATAAGCGGATATGACATACCTAGCAATGTGTTGTATCAAGCTGAATTTAAACAAGGTAGCGGCGTTTATAAGAAAGTGCAGAATATGTACTTTTGCTACAGATAAGGAGTTTGTTTATGGAGAAAAGAATAAGAGAAGAATTATTCAACTTAGGTATTCTTTCTAACAGAAAAGGTTATGCATACATCGTTGATATTATGAGCAATCTTGATTCTGCATTAGCAATAGATGGCGAGATTAAGAAAGTTGCCGAGAAATACGGCAAAAGTAAGGATTCTATTGGAAGTGCAGTAAGAAATGCTGTTAAGACAGCAAATCATAGCCTTGAGGTATGGAAGAATTACGATTGCTTAACAACAAAAGGATTTCTTACAACAATGTATTACAGAACCAGAGAGGAGAGTGCCAATGAGTAGCATAAAAAGAATCATTAAGTTGAATAGAAGCAGGCAGAGAGCCATGAGAGAAAAGGATTTTAGAAAGTTCTATACTTTCAGCTGCAAAATCCATCTGATTGAAAGAATGGATAAAGTACCGATAGGAAGTTACATATTAAAGTAAGGAGAGAAAGAAATGGAAAATGCAATTAATAACAACAATATCACATTAGCAGGAGTAGTTGAGAGAGAGCCAGAATATTCACATGAAGTACTTGGCGAGGGGTTTTATGTATTCATGCTCAAGTGTTCAAGAACAAGTGGTAACAAAGATACATTACCGGTAATGATATCAGACAGACTTGTTGATATCAGAGAAATCAAAGTAGGACAGGTTGTCACAGTTTCAGGGCAGATAAGGAGCTTCAACAGGCATATTGATGATGTGAAGAGCAAGCTGATTTTATCGGTATTTGCAAGAGAACTTGAAATACTAGCACAGGACGCAACCGAACTACCATTTGAAGAAAATATCAATACAGTTATACTTGATGGTTTCGTATGCAAACCACCTATATACAGATGTACTCCAAAGGGCAGAGAGATTGCGGATATCTTAGTAGCAGTAAACAGACCATATGGCAAATCAGATTACATACCATGTATAGCATGGGGAAGAAATGCGAGATTTGCAGGTGGGCTTGAAGTTGGAGAACACATTCAGATCCAGGGAAGATTTCAGAGCCGTGAATACACTAAGAAGATAAGCGACAATGAAGTTGAGACACGAACTGCATATGAAGTATCAGTAAGCAGGATTGATTACGCAGAGGAGGGCGAAGCTAATGCATAGTGAGATTACAGTTAGAGAGTTGGCAAGTATGGCTATTGATGAAGATGTAACATGCCAGATATGGACACCACAGCAGGGAACAGTTTTTAACGGTTCATTTGAAGAAGCTAAGTATTCAGCCTATGCGGATAGGGAAATTGATAACTTCCAAGTTGAAGATGGCGTATTTGTTATGAATATATAATAAGGAAGGGATATTGTTTATGAGAGCAACTTTAAAAAGGGTAGTACTTGAAAACTTTATGTGCTATGCACACGCAGATTTTGATTTTTATGCCATTACAAAGATTACGGCTAAGAATGGCAAAGGTAAGTCAACTATTGCCACGGCTTATCTGTGGTGCTTGTTTAACTGTGATTATGAGTTAAAGGATAATCCGGTTGTCAGAAGAGAGATTGACGGAGTATCAGTTGATGATATGGACACAAGTGTTGAACTTACACTTGATGTTGACGGAAAAGAAATAACTATGAAGAAAGTGCAGAAGCGTACTTATGAAGAAATAATAAAGGACGGAGTTGTTATAACAACTGTAAAAGACCCTAATTCATATTATATCAACAGCGTTTCAAAGACATTAAAGGCATTCAATGAATATCTTGATGTTAATATGAATATTTTCAAAATGTGTAGCAATATCAATGTATTTCTTACGCAGAAGCCAAAGGAAATGAGAGAATGTCTTCTCAGTTTAGTAAAGAAAACAACCGACCTTGATATGGCAAAGTCTAAAAGCGAACTTGCCGAATTAGTACCACTTCTTGAAAAATACACATACGAAGAAATACGTGCTATGAAAAATAAAATTAAAAAAGATGTTGATGACAATGCCAAAAAGCTGAAAGGGCAGATTGAAGAGAAAGAGCGTGATATACAGATTAAACAGGGCATTGATTTATCCGACCTTGAATTACAGAAAAACAGTCTTAAAGTACAGATTGCTGATTGCGTGGCAAAGCAGACCGACAATGACAAGCTGATGGCTGAATATGATAAGGCTAGTTCAGATATTCTTAACTTGAAGTTTGAACTTAGTGATATGTCACGCAAAGCCAATGAGGATAATGTTAAGACTAGGAGAGATATTGAGAATAAGATTTCCGAAAAGAAAGATTATCTTATTAACATAGCTAATACTATTCAGAAGAACAATTCTGAAATATCTGGTTATCAGAATGACATTGAAAGCGGAACGAGAGAAAGAAGCAGGCTTGCTGATGTTTGGAATGAGATTAAAGAAGAAAAGTTTGATGAGAATACAGCAGTTTGCCCTACTTGCCATAGAGAACTGCCAACAGAAGAAATTGAAAGCCTTAGAAGTTCATTTGAAAAGACAAAGGCTGACAGGCTGGCAAAGGTTGAAAAGGACGGATTAGAAGTTAAGGCAGACATTGATAATGCAAGAGATATGATACCTAAGTTAGAGGAGTGCAGCAAAGACAATATTGCTAATCAGAAGAAGCTGGAAAAAGAAGTTACAGACCTTGAAAAGCAGTTATCAGAACTTCCGCAGGAAATTGATGTAACAGCCACCGAAGAATACAAAGCACTTGAACAGCAGATAGCTGAAAAGGAACAGACTATGCACAAAGCTAATGATATTTCAGCAGTTAAGGCAGAATTAAAAGCACAGGAAACAGCTTTAAGGCAGCAGTTAGCAGAATGTGAAAGCAAGATTGCAAAGTCTGATACGGCAGCAGATGAACAGCGGCTTGAAGAATTAAAACAGACAAGGATTGATAGTGAACAGAATAAGGCTAATGCGGAGAAAATCCTTGATTTACTTGACGAACTAGATAAGGCTAAGAACGAAGCCTTGACAGAAACGGTAAATAGTCATTTTAGGTTAGTTAAGTGGCAGTTGTTTGAATATGCTAAGAATGGTAATTACAAGAGCTGTTGCATACCGACAGTTGACGGAAAGAGCATTTTAACAACTATGAGCAACAAGGGTAACAGGATTTTAGGCAGAGTTGATATTTGCAACTCAATTCAGAAGATTAGCGGTATATCGGTACCTATTATTTTAGATGATTCTGAAAGCCTTAGTACGGACAATCAGAAGAAAGTTGCTGAAATGGTAGATAGCCAGTTGATTATGCTGATTGTTAATGATAGCGAGAAATTAGAGATTATGGAGGGATAATATGACGAAATTAAGAGTTTGGCATAATTGCCAAGTTGGAGCGGTTAAGAACTTCTATGTATCAGTTGATAGCATTGAACAGGCTTGGAAAATCCTTAATACATTATGGAATTATGATTTATTTCAGTATGAAAACAACATAAAGCCAGATTACTGTAATGCTTCTGGACTTGAATATTTTGATGAAGAAGAACAGGAATGGTGCGAGTGGCACGATGATGACGGATTGGATATAAAAGAACATTTTGAAGAAAGTGAGGAATAATTATGGCAGAGAATACAGCAGTTGCGGAAAAGAGAGCATTTACCACTTCATTAAGTGAGTGGAGCAATACAATGACAGGGCTTATCATCAATGATTATAAGGCTGTTGGAATGGATATGGACGATTACGCAAAAGAGTGCGCTATGGAAGCTATGACAAGCATATTCAATCTCGTTAAGAGTGACCCTAAGATTAACATGGGAAACCTTGATACAAGTAATTTAAGAGGTATTGTTAAGCGTTGTGCAAGTCTTAAACTCAATGCTAGTGCATATCCAAGAGAGTGCTATTTTCAGTTAAGAAATGTTAATGTCGGGAAAGATGAAAACGGAAAAGATATATGGCAGCAACAAGTCGAAATGGGCATCGAGGGAAGCGGTTATGATTCTTTGCTCGCCAACTATGGAAAAGATGTTAAACAGGTATATCCATATTGGGTAATCAAAGAGGGTGACAAGTACATACCGCCTAAGCATAAAGGACTTACAGTTACAGAGCCGGAGTGGGAAGAAAACGGATTATCTGATAAGGCGGTAAGAGTTGTATATCCTGTTAAGCTGTTAGACGGAACAGTAACATATCTTTCTGCTGATAGAGATAGCGTTAAGGTAAACCTCTTATCTCACGTAAAGCAGAATATGTTGAATGCTACATTTGGAATTATTACAGGTACTAAAAAACAGTATGGGAAAGAAGTTGCAAGAACTAGATATGATGCAACACCGAAAGAAAAGGCAAAAATTAAAGAGAGAAAGGAAGAAGTTCTCAATGCCTTAAGAGCGTGCAAGACAGTAGATGAAATGCTCGAATGTGAGCTTGCAAGACCTTTTATAAGCGATGCTTGGCTTGATACTCCAGAGAGCATGATACAGAGAAAAATGTGTAACAATGCAACAAGGAAATATCCTAAGAACTATGACCCAATGGCACGACAGGCACAGGTTGAAATGGACGAGGTATATCAAGTTGCACAGGCTGAAATTGCCGAAAATGCTAATACTGTTGAGTTTATAGAAGATAAGGCAGACGCAGTCGACACCACGGCAACAGAAGTAACCGAAAAACAGGCAGAAGATAGCACATTACCGCCATTTATGCAGGCAGAATAGGAGATTGATTATGAGAGTAATTTCACAGAATGGAAAAAGTGATATTCCATATGAGCATTTTGCTTTTTCGATAGTAGGTAATGGTAGTGGTTATAGCATTATTGCAACTAGAAATATTGCAGAACCACCAGAGGTAGCTATAAATAGTGTTATTGCAACTTACTTAACCAAAGAAAAGGCACTTAAGGCTATGGAAATGCTTAGAAAAGTGTATGAAAATAATGTGTTTTATCATTGCACAGCCGGTTCAAAGCGTTTTGAAGAAGTACAGCGTATTTTGAGCGAGGAACAATTTCGGAAAGCTACAATAGAGTACTTTCTGTTCCCGCAGGATGATGAAATCGAGGTGTGAGTATGAGATTAAAATGCTTAGGCTCATCATCAGCCGGGAATTGCTACACCTTAACTTCCGAAAGTGGAGAAACACTTATCCTTGATTGTGGAATACCGATTAAGGAGATTAAAAAAGGCTTGAATTGGAACATTAAAGATGTTGTGGGCGTGTTATGCACCCACAAACATCTTGACCACAGCAAGTCAGCAAAAGATTTTAGGCAAATGGGAATACCGATTTATGCCCCATATTTATGCGATAGTTGTAAATCAATGAATATGGGTGGATTTACAGTAAAACCTTTTGATTTAACAACAATAGACGGAAATTGGACACACACAAACGCAGACGGAACACCTTGCCCGATATACGGCTTTCTGATTACTCACAAGGAAATGGGAAGAATGCTTTACATAACCGATTGTGAATTAATCAAGTGGAAGTTTAAAGACATAAACCACATTCTCTTAGGTGTGAATTATGACAAGGATTTAATCGACAGAGACACAGGCAAAGCTAATCACGTTTTCAGAGGTCACTTATCCATTGACACAGCTTGCAATTTTGTTAAGGCAAATTATTCAGATAGCTTGCAGAATGTCATAATGTGCCATTTATCAGCAGAAAATGCTGATAGAGATATTTTTATCGAGAAAATGAAAAAAGTTGCTTGTGGGGCAAATATAGATGTTGCGGTAGCAGGGAAAAGTTGGGATTTGAAAAATCCTAGCGAATGTCCGTTTTAGAAAGGAGAATTGATATGCCAAACTGGTGCGAGGGAATGTTAAAAATCAGAGGAAAGCAGGAAGATGTATTTAATCTTCTAGCTGACAATCTTCAAGTTTGGAAAACAGTTATCATTAGAGAACCAAAATTTGATATGCGAGAAGAACTTGACAAAGAAGCCATTAAGATAGACCGAGAAGATGGAACTATATATGTCGAAAAGACTGCATATATAAAAGGCACTCGCAGAAACTTTGTTGAGCCAAACGACATAAATGTCTGGAAAAGAAAAGATGGAAATGCCTGTATTGCTGTGGAATTTAAAGCAGCTTGGGATGTAGAAAGTGAACCATACATTGAATTATCCAAAGCATACAATGTGGATATAAAAATAGAAGCATTTGAAAGAGGTATGGAATTTAGCAGGTATATCCTTATCGAAAACGGCAACTTAAAAGAGGATAAAGAAACTAAATATGATGATTATGTATGGGAATGCGTAATGCCTAATCTTGGTGGCTGATTAAAGGCAGAAAGGAGCAGAAATGGAGAGATTAACAAAGACAATGAGGTGTCAAGATGGAGCAAGACTTTATGATATATCAAACGAGCTATTTGGATTAAACATCAGCAGAGCAGATAAAACAAGAATGATTTTAGAAAAACTTGCAGATTATGAGGACTTAGAAGAACAAGGCAGACTTGTTAAATTACCTTGCAAAGTGGGAGATACTGTTTATCATGTTGTGCAAGGAAGAATCGTTGAGGTTTCCAATGTTGATTTGTTTTTCTTATTGTTATCGGTTGCTGAGAACAGGTTTAATGATTCGGTATTCCTCACAAAAACCGAAGCCGAAACGAAACTGAAAGAATTGGGAGGTGGAGAAAATGAGCGATAAGCAGAGCAATCTCACAGACAAAGAAATGGAAGATTTACAGAGCATAGTAACCGACACATTAGCAAGTGTATGTGCTATGGCAGATAAGCACAATATCGACAGAGATAGCATGCTGAAATACTTTTCTGATATGCTCACAGCTTTTGCAGAAGTGGCAAGCATACAGAATTATGAAACTAACCACACCAATGCCGACAGGATAAGGAATATGTCGGATGAAGAGTTAGCAAATACATTATTTAATAGCTGTCTTGAAGTTATGCATATAGGCGAGTGCCCCAATGTAGATTATGTAGGAATGTGCAAGAAGTGCATATTAGATTGGCTTCAATCAGAAGCGGAATAGGAGGGAACATGAAGTATATAAGCAATGCAGAATATGGAGAGCCAGTTGAAACAGGAACTATCTACAGAGGTGACAATAAAAGATTAGATATATGTGTTCATACGCTATGTGGTTGTGGAGAAACACTATATATGAATTGTAAGGCATTAAATATCTATGATAGAAAATTAAACAGTACATCTGTAATAAGTGCAATAAACGAAGCCCAATCATTAGTGAAACAGGAATTTGATTTACTTAGCAAAGAACTTAATACCATATTGAATAGCGAGATAGAAATATCAAGGTATTAGAAAGTGAGGAAAAGTAATGAATCGTGTAATTTTATGTGGCAGGTTGACTAGAGACCCAGAGATTAGATATTCACAGACAGTAAACGGAAGTATGGCAGTAGCAAGATATACATTAGCCGTTGACAGAGCTTTTAAGAAAGAGGGCGAACAGGCAGCAGACTTTATTAACTGTATTGCGTTTGGCAAGAACGGAGAGTTTGCAGAGAAGTATTTACATCAGGGAACTAAGATTATCGTTGAGGGTAGGTGGCAGACAGGCAATTACACTAACAAAGACGGACAGAAAGTCTACACTAATGATTGTGTTGTTGAAAGACATGAATTTTGTGAAAGTCGTGCTAATCAGCAGAATAATAACAACGGAATTATGGGCGGTAATGCTAGTTCAGACAGCTTTATGTCAATTCCAGATGGTGTAGCTGATGAGGGATTACCATTTAATTAAAGAGGTGTGAGTATGACAGAGAGTGAAGCAATAGAAAAGCTGAAAAATATGCGATTGTTTATGCAGATTGAGAACGAGAATAACGACTGCAAGTTTACAGAAGATGATTACAAGGCTAACGAAATGGCAATACGGGCGCTTGAAAAGCAGATACCGAAGAAACCAACATATGAGGGCGATGGATATGCCCCAGACGGAACACTTATATATGATACTTGGATTTGCTCTTGCTGCGATAAGAGATATGAGGTTGATTATGATGATTATGATTACTGTCCTAATTGTGGTCAGAAGTTAGATTGGAGCGATGAAGAATGACACTTGAAGAAAGAAATGAAATGAAAGACAAAGAAAGAATTAAACAGTTTTTAGAAAGCACTATGAGAAAACTGTGTGATGATTTGTCCGACAATGATAATTTAGGCGCAATGGCAATAAAAGAGGCAGCAGATATAATGTTAAAACTTTCAAACTCTTATAAAAATATGGGGTTTGATAAAAATGCAGATAAGGATAGGATTGTTGATGCCTTAAAAACAGACTCTTCTGTGAAATTATATGGAAGTGGTAATAGCAATAATTTTTTAATTCCAGTAGATAGGGTGATTGAGATAGTAAAGGCAGGTGGCAATTATTGAATTATCAAAGCATAGCAAGAGCCAAGGCAATTGAACAGGAAAATAAAAAGCGACTATTGAAGCTGAATCCAAAACTGAATGATAAAAGTGGAATATACTTCTTACTCCGAGAAGATGAAAACGGCTTTAAGTATGCATATGTCGGACAGGCGGTACATACACTTAGCAGATTGGCAAGCCACCTTGTAGGTTATGAACAGCACATAGACCTTAGCTTACGCAAACACAAGCTGTACGACAAAGAGAAAAATCCTTATGGTTGGCGAGTTGAATTTCTGAATTTCCCCGAAAGTCAGCTTGACGAAAAGGAGAAGTATTACATCAAGCTATATGCTGATAAAGGCTATCAGCTTAGAAATGTCAGTTTAGGCGGTCAAGGAGAGAATCGTGCTAGTGGTTCAATAGGCGAGAGAAAAGCACCTAAAGGCTATATGCAGGGCATACAGCAAGGCAAAAAGGTGTTAGCGAGGGAATTATCTTCTATCGCTGAAAAGCACCTTAAAATCGAATTGAGAGCGGATAAGGCTAATAACAAGGTATCACAGAAACAGTATGAGAAGTTTATGGATTTATTGAAAGTGGGTGAAAGTGAATGACAAAAGCGGAAGAACTTTTAAACAAGGCGAAAGAAAAATACGCACAAGGAGAAAAATACAGAGAGCTTGCCAATAGCTATTTTAAAAGTTGTAGGGAATATGAGATTGAATACAGGATAGAAAGTGTAGATAGGGTTTTGGATTTTATTCGTGATGAATACAGAGCCGGCAGAATTTGCGACCTTGAAACGCTATTGTTTCACTGCCAAAACAAGCTAAATGGCAACATTGACGGAACAGAATTAGACCTTGATAAGCATTTTAGAGGAGTTCCCCTTTAAGAAAGCTGATAAAAATGACTAACAAAGACTATGATTGCCATTGCTGGAACAATTATCCGAACGAGAATCATAGATACTATGGATGTTCAGATACACCGAAAAAGAGCGGCAAATGGAAATGTGTTGATTGTTACGAATATGTTGGCAAGTCTAAGTTTGGAGCAACACATTGTAGAAAGAAAGTTGGTGATTCAGAATGAGTAACAATACGAATATAGTAATAGCACAGGCTTTAATGATGAGAATTAAAGATTATGTAGAAAGAGCCTTGGATAAAAAAGATGTAACGCTTGATATTGCTATGACTGAAATACGCTATACAGTTGACGCTTATGACGAATATTTTCAGACAGGCAGAAAAACCCAGTAACTAACTAAAAATCAAAGAAAGGAATAGGTTGTGCGCACATAAAACCGAGGTTTCCTTTTGGTAGATTTAAAATGTATAAAAAGAAGATTAAATGCGAGATATATCGTGATTCTATGCAGAATTACAAGAAATATGCAATACCGCCAGCACAGCTTATTATTGCTGATGTTCCTTACAATGTAGGAACTAACTTCTACGGAAGTAACCCTATGTGGTACAACGGCGGCGATAACAAAAATGGAGAAAGCAAACTTGCAAAGAAAGCAGCTTTCAATTCGGATTTTAACTTTAATCTGTATGAATACTTCCATTTTTGTTCAAAGATGTTGAAAAAAGAGGACACAAAGCCTATCGCAAGGGGTAGAAGCAGTAACAGCCCTTGTATGATTGTATTTTGTTCGTTTGAACAGTTATCAACATTGATTGCGGCGGCAAAGAAACACGGATTTGTCAATTACATACCGCTTGTATTTTGTAAAAATTACAGTCCACAGGTACTTAAAGCTAATATGCGTATCGTAGGTGCTACGGAATATGCACTTGTATTATACCGAAATAAGTTACCTAAATTCAGAAACGGCTTGCAGATTGATGAAAACGGAAAGAATATCAGAGGTACAGGACATATGGTATTTAACTGGTTTGACGGCGGTAATGAAGCGGAATGGGGCAGAACTTACTATAACAATGGTTCATATATGATGTGGGAGAAAGACGGAAAAGATGTACCGAAAATTCATCCGGCGCAAAAGCCTGTAGCAGTCCTTAAAAAGCTGATTGAGATTTTTACAGACGAGGGAGATGTTGTTATTGACCCTTGTTGCGGTAGCGGTAGCACACTAAGAGCCGCCGCAGAACTTGGCAGAAGTGCATACGGATTCGAGATTGACAGAAACTTTTACGAGCGTGCAAAGAATGAAATGCTTGTATTTGAAAAGGACAGTCGAATGAATATAAGTGATTTTATAGGAGATACAGTATGAAAGACGAAACAAAGCAGGAAATACAGATTTTACTTGACCTACTCAAAAGCAGTCTTACAAGAAACGGTGTAAGTATGGCAACGGACAGAGAGGGCAACTTAATGTTCTTTGATACATCTGCCTATGTTAGAAGTAAAGGTAAGGAATTTGACGGATTCAGAGTTAATATTAATGATTTAGTGAAGTAACAATGTGACAGAACTTGAAGAGGTAATTATGGCAGGCAATTTTAT